ATTTACACCAGCTGGTGAGAACCATGCATCTGCAACTTGGTCTGTATTAACTGCAAGACCTGCAACTAAACCAGAAGCACCAATCCATTCATATTGGTCATGGTATTTATTATAAACATATACTGCTCCACCATCTAGTGTTGCGTATGAAGAGCTAGTTAAACTATCCTTATATGCTAATACATTAGTTACAGCTGTTGCTGAAGCAATACCCTTGGTATCTGCTACTGGAGGTGAGATGAAAGCCATACAATCTTTTCTGGCTTCACAAACACTGATTAGTTTTTCACCAATAACATCTGCACCATTTGCATCTGGAATAGCAAAAAGAAGTGATACATCAACTGTATCCACATCTTGGAATAATCCAAGACCTGCTGTTACTTGAGCAGCTGCCACAGTTCCATCAACACCACCTGATAGTGAATCTACTAATACTGTTGCAGAAGTTTGATATTTACCAGCTGCTATTGCAGGGTCTGATGAAATAGGTAAAAGTTTAACCTCAGCAATAGTTTTTCCTGAACGGGTATGTTCAGCCGCTGCAGCACCAAACCATATCCACTGGGATTCTCTATTAATTACTTCTTTATAGTAGAGTGAAGAACCGTTTACATCTTTTGCATCTAATGCTTGAGATAAGAAACCAAAAGTTTCTAATACAGTACCTTGAACACCACTAATTAAACCATCTTTGTCAACTACTACTACGTGCAGTTCATCATTTACACCTGCACCATCTTGACTTACAGCATAGTCTGAAGTAGCCGGAGCCCCTTCAAATAATCCTTTATAGTCAGCAAAGGTTGAGTTAGTATATGCTGAAGAACTAGATACTACAAGTACTTTTAAGCCATTACCTAAAACACCTGGGCATCTTGCGTGCCAGTCGCCGGTTAGTGTTGAACCAAGATAGTCATCTTCGTTTTCTATTAATGTCGCACTACTTTCTGTAGTACATGCGTTTTTTGCCGATGAATCGACAACTCTAATTACCTTTAATGCGTTTCCATACTTTAAGAATGATGCCGCTGTTAAAAAGTGATTAGCGTTTGCTGGAGTAGGTGTAGAAAAGATACTGCCCATTTCATCTTCCGAAGAAACTAGTGTTATCTTATTTACAGGACCCCAATTAAATTCTCCCACAAATCCACCAATAGATGATGAAACTGCTGGGACAACATTTGTTGCGTCAATTTCTTTGAATTGAACGCCGGGTGAGACTTGAAATGCCATCGCTTTATCCTCTCAATTTGAGTTAGTTAATAAGTTGTTCATAATAAGAATTTTCACTACTATTATTTATAAATAACATTATCCTAGTGGTCATTCTTATCATTAGGTGCCGTAACTTCACTCAACATGAATTGTCTATTAGGATTAACTGCCACCTTAAACTTAGTAAGTAATATTCTATTTACTAACATTTCGGATGCAGTATCTTTAAGAGTTAGTCCTAATTCTACTTTATATTTTTTATTATTAAAGATTAGATTGTGTTCAATAATTGGTCTTACATCAAAGAGTTTTCTAGCTCTCCTTGCTTCGGAAACACCTATTACTTCACTTCTAAACTTCTTCCCATTCTTAACCCATTCTACAAAATCACCATCAGCTTCAAGTTTATCAACATGAAACATAGTTGCCGATGCAGAGTTACCTGTATCAAATTTTGCCCTGATTGGGTCTTTTTCTAAACCTTCTAATATGACTGTTTCAATAAATCCAGCCTCTTGTCTCATAATAGGTCTTCTATTTAAATCACTTGAGAAGAAATCTATAATTAAACCTACCATATCTTTATCTGTTTTCTTACCCAATGATGAACCACTATTAGGGTCATATGCATTAAAGTGTGACCTAATGCCAGGTGAACCATTTACTTCTAATAAGTAGTAATCATCTTTTACCTTACAATGGTCAACTCCACAATACCAAGCCCCTGTCGACCTAGCCGCGGCTACTACTAATTCTTTTTCTTCATTAGATAATGTATATGGTCTTGTCTTTGCACCTAAGTGGACGTTATTTCTAAACTCGCCGTTATCTTCTTCTCTTATTCTCTCTGCGGCACCTATAATATTACCACCCACAACAAGAGTTCTAATATCTGATTTAATATCTAAGAATTGTTGTAAGAGTAAGTCTGCATCATATTTCCATAAAGATTGAGCTACGGATACTAGTGATGCCATATCATTTACCTTAGATACTCCAACACCTTGTGTTCCCGTTAAAGTTTTTATGATTACTGGAAACTTACCACCAACTCTTTTATGAGCATCTTCTATAGACTTTATATTATTTAAAATAGAAGTTTTGGGGGTGGGTAAATTATTTCTTTCTAATAGTAATGTATTGGCCATCTTATTATCACAAGCCAACATTGACTCTAAATCATTTACTAAAAAGAAACCAATACTTTGTAATGAAGATACAATTGCTTGAGCAGATAAACTTTCTAGTGCTCCAGCCCTAACAAAGATAATAGTATTATGTGTTTCTAGTTCTATGGAATTATCTTTACCGTCAGCATTCTGAATAGTTACACTACCAATCTCTACATCATTTTGAGATATCCATGCTTCATCAACATAGATTTGGTCGAATGCTATTTTCTTGGCATTACATATCTCTTCGGCAATCTCTGCAAAAGTTCCTTCTCCAGATTCCTTCTTACCTAAAACGGCAACGTGTAGATTATCCTGCTTTATTGGCTCTTCAAATTCTTCTACTACAAAATAATCGTTAAAATTTTTCATTAGTATTGTTGCCCCTTCCATTTTTGTTCAAACCATACGTTACCATCACCATCACCGACACCTGCTGGAGTATCTTCTCCATCGTCAATGAATCCAAACGGAACCATATCGTCCTGTATTTCTGCTAATCTTTCTTTATATAGCATGTTCTTTATATCTATATCAGTTATACCATTAAACACATCGGTTGATGTGAACCATGCGAACATAACCAAATTCATCATTAAGTCATCATGGTTAGGAGCTATTGCTTGATAACTACTACCCTTAGAAACAAATGTACTCATTTCTATAATTGTCTGTGCGTCATATATAATCAACTTCTTCTGTTCTATTAAATCTTTTACTGTAGAACACCCAATACGTTTTACTCTTCTGGTCATTGTAGCACCAATTGCATTTGCCTTTAAAGAGGATTCAACAAACATATGTTCGTATTCTAAGTCATAATATAATCCATTACATACAACCGCACCTTGGTCATTACTTTCTATAACAACATAAGCTTCATTATATAAATTTGCATACTTATATATCATATCAGGCATTAACATTGGAGATATATTATTATCTCTGAATATTGCAACCTGTTCAAATACTGGAGTAGATACATCTATAATTGTAAAGGTAGAATAATCTTGTCCTCTCCCTTTACAAACATCTACTGTCATGATATAATTATGAGTAGGTATTGGGTCCTTATAGATAAATATATTCTCTTTATATTTAATAGGGTCTATGGCTACTTGAGATAATAAATGATTCGCATCTATTAAAGTATTACCACGACCATGAAACGTATTACCGAACTCTTGCTCAAACTGTAGAGCAGAAGTATTTGAAATAGTTTCATCTTTCCACTTCTGGTCTCTCCCTGGTACGTCCCACCAATCTACTCTAAAGGGTTTATACTCATTTGTTCCTTGAGATGCCCCTTCCCATATCTTGTGATATATATTACCAATACCATTAGCTGTAGAGGTAATAATAACCTTCGTATCTTTACCAGAAGATACCACTGGATAAGTTGATGTATAGAACTGTGCATCATTCTCTACAAAAGCAAACTCATCTAAGAACAATAAGTTAATAGAAAGACCACGAATGGATGAACCACTAGTTGCCGCTGCCATTATCTTAGAGTTATTACTAAACTCAATGGAGCCTTTATTCAAAGCCTTACAGCCAGGTTGTAAGAAAAAGGGTAAGTTCTCTAACATTAGAGTCACCCTTGCTAACATTTCCCTTGCTGTTGCACCCTTATTTGCAAGTACTGCAATAGTTTTCTCTGGATGAAAACACGCATACCATAGTAAATAAGCAACAGATGAAATAGATTTACCACTCTGTCTACATGCCAATACTATATTAAACCTATTCTTATTAAAATGGTTAAACATCTTTTCTTGGTAATCATATAAATCAAATGGAACAAGTCCCTCATCAAGGGATATAACTTTTAAGTATTTACGAGCAAAGTAAGCAGGTTCTGCCATACACTTGGCATACTCTAATACTTCATCTTTAGTAAACTGAGTTTCTACACCATCACGTTTTACTGAAGGGTTACCTAGATAACCAAATTCGTTATTCTTTATTCTCTGCATCAATCACCCTGTCTCTATCAAGTAACATTTTTTGTAAATCTGTAGTACTACCTACGAATACATTATTGTTTGTTACTTTTCTAGCTTCATCATCTTTCTTTTCATCATTTAAATCTTTTTTGGCCTTCTGTAAAGACATTAATTTTTCGGTAGTATCACTTATATCTTTAATAGATTTGGATAGTACTTCAAATGCCCTGGGGTGTTCGGACTCTCTCGCAAGTTCTGCAAGGATATCTAAAGACCTAGTACCAGTCGCAATTAAGTCTCTGTAAGTATCACGAGAAAACTCGTAATCATCCTTAATATCTTTTTCTTCTTTCGGAATCGCTGGAACATTTACCTTTGTCTTAGTAGGTAAATTTTTCTCCAGAGATGCATTTAGCTTATCTCTTTTTTCCATATTTAATCTTGTGCTGGGGTCTCATCTATGGTAGTAGTTACAGTAAAGTTATCTTCTGTATCTGTATTACCTATAGTGAAGTCCATCTCCTCAAATCTATCTGTGTCATTGTTTGAACCAAGTTTTTCAAAGTCTATATTTACTTCTCTAATAATATTTGCATTATCATTAGTAGGTCCGTAAAATTTCATCTTCATAGTAAAATCTAATTGATATACAAGAACTCTACGAGTAAGGAAATCACCTTCGTATTCATCTTGGATATCTGCATTAGTAAGTACTACTGGAACATCTTGTTTAAAATCAAACCCATCAACAGGTTTTATTGTTACTGTATAATCTGGTTGGAAGTATGGAAGTATTTGTTCCATAATCTGTAGGCCATCATCTTGATTCTTTGCTAAAATATAGAGTGACATTCCTATATTATAATTTGTATAAAAAGCAATCTTCTTTTTCTTAGTTACATCACTACCATGTGATTCTACTATACTGCTTAACTTGTTTAATTTAGAAGCAGTATCTTGGGCCAAAGATGTAATTTCAAAAGCCATTCTAGGTAACTTTAATGCAACTGATGCATCGATATTAGTTGACTGGTCAAGCCTTGATAGAAATTTTTGTTTAGGTCCGTAAGCCAATGGAACTTTCTGTTGACTTAGAATACCACCAGAACCATCTTTACGGACTACCGATATATTATTAAAGAGGGTACCAAAAACTGCAACTGATTTTCTTAGAGTTGCATGATAAAAATGATTACCAAACATTAAAAAGTCTCCGATGGGTCGCCGAATGGATTAGATTCGGTAAAGTCTATAAAATTATCACCAATTGTTTCGAATGCTACATTCTGAGATGCGCCATCATTCGCAAATACATTAGTTGTATCATTGTCTCCAATATCATAAACCTTAGTAATAATGCAGGTACTACCACTAGTACCTCCAATTAGCGGTTTACTAGCGGACGCTACGAACTGTCTATACGATTCTGAGCCAGAGACACCTATACCTGATACTGATATACTTCCAGCAATGTCTGATGTTTTAGTAAGAGTCTGTACTTCACCAAAGATTTTTATCGCAGGAGTATCACCATCTGCTGCAACTAATTCTTGTGTTACTATCTCTGATTGTGTAAAGTGATTACCATCTGTAACTGTTAAGTCTATTGCAATCTGATAAGCTTCTGCACCAGTAGTATCATCTATTACACCAACTCCTGTTTCAAATTCTTCATCAGAATACTCAAAGAGAGCACATGTAAGTTTATAAACAGGTAGGTTAGATAACTGGTAAAATGGTTTATCATCTTCTACATGAGATATTTCAAAGAATGAATTAGTCATAGGTAAGAAGAGTAAGTCACCTTCTTGTGGCTTTAACTGAGCTTCATTTAATCCTACTGAATGATTCCAAGACTTTCTTGAAATAACAAAGGACGCCTCGTCACGAATTTCTAATCCAAACTTAGAGTATAAGTCTCCTGTACCTTCGAAGCCTTCTACATTCTCAATGTAGGCTTCTACTAAATAAGCATCATCAAACTTTGATGAAGGGTCTTCATTTAAAATATCATCGCGATTAACTAAGGTTCTAGGTATATAATATACATCTTGACCAAAGATTTTTAGTGATTCAATCACCAAATCTTCATACAAGTTTTGCTCTGAACGAACTGCTTGACTAAAATATACGTTACGTGGCATTTATTATCCCATATAGAAATCGATTGGTTGTTCCCAATTCAATCGGACTTCTTCTTCTAGTTTTTCTATCTCTGTTAAAGCATCATCAAATAATTGTCGACCATTAAACTGTACACCCCCAGGCATTTGCATACCTTCGAATTTAAGTAAGTTAGAACCCCATTGTCTTTTAATTATAGCAGTAAGATACTTTTTAAGGTAATGGTCATTATAGATATCTGTAAATGTTTCTGGGTCTATAATACGATAGGCTTCTACAACTAGGTAATTATCTATGACTACTTCTTCACCCCATTTCATATCAATTCTAAGTTGATTTCTATGTCTGTCAAAACTAGTAAATTTATTATCTGAATCAATAACTAGGTCTAGTGTTGAAAGATATTGTTGGGCCATTGAGTATTCCAATAAAGAACCCATATAGCCTAAACTAAACATATCATTTAAATGCATCTGATATTTAATATCAAATAAGTTATTACTTGTAAATGCATCGTTAATAGGGAATAACCTAATTACATCAGTTACTGCATCAGGGATAGGTATATATTCATTTTCCATATCTCCCTTTACAATAGTAGATATAACAGCAGTATGACCACTATTAGTACCTGTTATAGTTTCACCAGTCTGAAAGGGTATCTCATCATCGTGGGTTAGTATTGTATATAATACATAATTAGCAGTAGTATCTTCGTGTACTAATGCTGTTGCACCCGAAACACTTCCTGTAATAATTTCACCTTGTTGAAAACTCGCACCTACTGCTGCAGTTAAGTTTAATTTACTGCCAGTAATTTTGTGTTTTAAGAATACTTTTTCAATTGCATCTGTATGATAGTGTTGATAAAACTGTAAAGCCTCATCTACTCTATCTTCTAGTTGGTCATCATCTACGTTTATTTCAATTACAGGCGCGCCCAACGAGCGTAAACAATAATCTTTTAATGTTTCTCTACTGTTAGGAACTGCCATTTTTACTCTCCGCCGTCTTCTTCAACTTCAGCTGGTACAGAAATTACACCCGCTTCAATCTTATAGCTTACTCCAGAACCTACTTGGCCAACTCTTTCTTCAGTAAGAGTTGCGTCATAAGCACCATCAGTAAATACTGCGTTAACACCTCTAGTGTGTGTTATTTCTGGGTCAGATTCAGTAAAAGTAACTTCTACTGCAGTTTCACCCTCTGCCGGGGGTTCATAGGTCCATGTTAAGGCCATTTTATTTCTCCTGTTTATTTTCGAGGTCTTTTATTCTTTCCTCTAATCTATTTATAAGGGTTTGTTGCTCTTTTATAGCTTCTACTAATAAAGGTACTACTGCGGGATAATTAACAGTTAAGTGAGTACTATCTTTTCCGAGTGTTTCAACTTCTTTTACAACTTCGGGTAATACTTCCTCTACTTCTTGAGCAATAAACCCTAATTGATTATTATCTTTATTTTCATCTTTCCAATCATATTTAACACCTCTAAGTTTAAGTGTTTTATCTAATGAACCTTCTAAATCTCTAATATTTTTCTTTAACTTTCTATCAGAACCAGTGGTCGTTGAATATGCTATTACATTACCATCAGCATGGAAATCGCCATCTGATTCCATTTTAAACTTAGCTGTCGAGCCGTTAGTAGTACCAGTAGGACTGATATAGTAAAGTATAGAACCAGGTTGGCCCGCATTTGTTTGTTTTTGACATACTATATATGCTGAACCAACATTAGTCGTAGGAACATGACCTAAATATAAATTTCCAGCGGATCCGCCCGGGTTATGTCTAAAATCACCTGTACTTAAATCATATAAAAATTCAGACCTTTGTGTACCATCTAATGTATCAGCATCTAAACCAGAACCTGAACCGTC